ACAAACCATTCCATATCTGCCGAATCGAGGTACAGAAGTTTCCCCTTGCGCTCCTGCATTGTCTTAGGACGGCCTACAGCTCTCATTCAAACGGCCTTTCAGGGTCTTTCTCGTCGTTGCCGATGGTTTCGGGCTTGGGAATGTGGCTCTCAACGTCCGGCGCTCCGGTGCCCTGGGGTCCACCACCCACGATGGTCTTAATCAACGGCCCCATTGAGCCCTTGTTGTAGAGGCTGAGGCCGAACTGGTCACCCAAACCGAACGCCGCACAACGCTTTAGAGCGGTGGAGATGGCGGTCGTCATGGCAAGGTGGTGGGCGTCGGCGCGAGAAGGTTGGTTCACCGCGTCTCCTGCCGCCCCGTTCTCCCAACTGGCGACGTATTCGCCTGAGAGGTCACGAATGGTCAGGCGCACCATCGCGGAGTAGCCCACGGTCCAAGCAACGTAATTCTTGTGCGTCTTAGCGTTCTCTTTCAATTCCTGTTCTTCAAAGAGAAGGTTGCAGGACAGAGTTCTCGTCTCCCAATTCCCGAATCCGAGAACTCTCGTCAGGTGCGCCGCCACGTCATACGCTGGGACGTGCGACTGGCCCTGAGCCTGTAGGACTCGTTCTGGGCGGATAGGGCGGAGAAGAACCTCGATCTGCTGGTCACTTAGCCCCATCGTTGGCTCCGTTCAGAATAGTGAGGGCTTCAAAGACTTTGGTGTGGGCCGACTCCGCCGACTGTCCAATGAGTTCGTCAACCTCGCGGTCGCCCGTTGAACTCCCCAACTCAAAATTCTTGATTAACCCCTGTAGGGCCAACTCAATCGTTCCGAGTTCTCGTGGCGTGAAAACGGGGTGGTGGTGTTTCTTTTCTCCGATGATCGGGATTGTCATTCTTCTTCCTCTCTCACAAAGACGTATTTCGTCATGGTGTTCTTGTTGGACTTGCAGTTGTGCAGAACTTCCGTTGCCCGTGCGATGACTTCGTGTTGGCATTTGGGGCAGCGGAACTTTCTCATGCGCCAATTATTTCTCGGATGGTTTCGGCAACCTCGCCGTCAAGCATGAAAAATTTGTCAATGAGAAAATCGCAATACCCATCTTCTTGTTCTTTGTTGAACGACGCTTCTTTCAGAATTGCTTTGAGTGCGTCCCTCAAACGTCGCATTTCATTGGTTTGCGCCAGCATTACGTTCACAGCGGCGACCCACTTGTCGTACCAAAACTCGCCGTCCGTTTTGTCAACTTCCGCCATCACGCGCCCTTCAACTTCGGAACCACGCTGTCAAGAATCGGCACCGAGCCGCGTCCGTCGCGCTGGCAGGTGTCTCGGTGTGAACAGTATGCACATTGCCAGTCCTTGCCGAACGGGTCCAACTCCTTGATGTGGCCGTTGTCGTCTCCGGCGTAACGAGGGGGGAGAAAGCCATGCTCAATCTCGTCGGCGATCTGAGCCATGCGTTCGAGTTCGCGCTGGGCCAACGGCTCCCAATACTCACGGTCGAAATGCCACTCGGCGGACATACGGGTGTAGTCGTCAAGGTGAATCCCCATCTGCTCGCACTTCTGCACGCTCAGGTTCTCAAAGGTTTCGCTGACGAGGATGATGGTGTTGATCGTAACTCCGAGGCGAGTCTCCAATCCAAGCGCGTTCACGCCCGCCTGGATGATCGCCCCCAACTTCGGGCCGTGGCCTTCGGGAAGAATCTGACGCTTGGTGGAGTTGATGCCTACCTGCTGGTCAAAGTTCCACCGGCCCATTGACTTGATTTCCACCACGGCGTTGCCCTTGGTCCATGACGGGTCCACCGCCACAAGGTCGCCTTCGGGAATGTAAATGTCCACCGAGCCAGAAACAAACGGCTTGGCTGACGAGGGTTCCTCCGCGATGGAATTTGGATATACCTCTTTGGCGAGGATGGCAAACTGCTCACCGATAAGCGTTCCGTTCTGCATGACCAGAGCGTTCGGGCCAGAGATGGAATTGGACGCTGGTGCTTCGTGGTAGTTGTACGCCATTTGTCGCGCACAGCCCAGAACGGCAGAGTTACGCAGGATTGTTCCTAGCGCAATCGGCTTCGGGGATTCCGCTTCATAGGCGGCTTTCAGTTGGCGAAGGTTCGCCACCATTGGACGGTTAACTGGTTTCACGCTGCTCCCTTTGTAGACGTTGGGAGCAGCATACACCTAATTAGGCTTTGGTGTCGCCCTTTTCCAAAACAACTCCCATTTGTCGCGCCATGCGCTTGATGAGGTCACCTACGTTGTCGGTGTTCTCGCCGTTGGGGGTTTGGGCGTGGATGAAATCGTCCAGTTTTGTCTCGATGGAACAGACCTGCGTTTTGATGGAAGTAACTTGGGTTTCAAGGCTCGCCACGCGCTCTATCGCCGTGAGGGTCGCGGGGCGCACGCCTTCTATCCCTTTGTCCCCGTGGAGAAAAAGACGTTCTTTTCGCCATCGTTCGTATCCGCCGAAAAACTTGCGAACGGAAGGGATAACCCACGCGGTAGAAACCGCGACAAGCCCTGCCGCCATCGTGCCAATCTCAATCCAGTTCGGGCGTAAATGAGACACATCACTTTCCCAACTTCTTGATGGGCTTCACGATGTTGACAATCTGGTTAGGGGGTTTGGCTCCAAACAACTGAATGAACTCAGCGCGAGTGCCGAGCCAACGGGAAAGGTCCACGTTGCCGAAGATGCCGGGCACCTGCCCCTTGTCGGTGAACTGGTGCATCACGCACGAGTGGACGGGGCCGGGGTAGGCAGCGACCCAACGCTGGGCGTAGATCGGGACTTCCTTGCCGGTGCGAGGGTCACGCGAGGGGTCGGTGGCGGATTGACCGCCGTAGATGGCCTTGTTCTCGGAGTCTCCGTCGAGCTCCGCCAAGAACGCATTGGCCCACCGGACGTTGCCAGCCGTCTCCACGTCAACCACACGAGCGTAGTGAGGACCGGCCTTCTGGACAAAGAACTTGGCTTCCTTGGAAGGGTCAAAGCCTGCCGAGTGGTCCGCGATGGAAGCCCAGTGGTACGCGATGGCAGGGATGCCTGCGGAGATAGCCCCAGCGAGGTCGCGGTGATACCACGGGTTGACGTACTCGACGCCGTGCTTGTCCATTTGCGTTGCCTTAATGACGGCCCCAACAATCCCAGCCTGACGAACTCGGTGCCAGTTGATAGGCGCGTTGTTGCCGTGGTTGTTGCTGGATACGTCAATAATCAAACCGCGTACATTCATGTGCCTCTCCTTGGCTCACCCTTGATATTAGGGCATTTCAGGGATTAGTTAAAACCAATCACGATAAGTTCTTCATTGGTTGCCGTGCCCGTAGCGGTGTTGGAGATGACCAACTGTGCGCTGAAGGTGGCGGAGTTGCCTGGTGTAACCACGTCAAAGCCCGCCAAACTCACGGCGTTGGTGTTCCCCCCAGCCCACGAACACGCGCTCGCGGCGACGGTGGAACCATTCACGGTGGCGGAGATGTTGAGGTTTCCGTTGCCCGTGGGGTTGAACTGAGTTTTGGCGATGACCAAGTAGTTGTTGTAGCCCGTGATGCCCGTAATGGCAGAAGTGCTGGTGGCCTTCCACGTCTTTGACGCATTTACGGCAGCAGGAAGATTTCCGATGCCAGCAAGCCACGTCGCCAACGTCGCAGAGGGAATGTAGTGGTTGTGGTCCGCCGCCGCGAGCGCCGGCGAGGAACCGGACGAAGCCGTACCGGAACCGACAAGAATCGGCTGAGGGGTGGTGGTGCCTCCGGTGTTGAGAATGATCGCCTTCAACAACTGAACCGCCGCGCTCAATTCTGCGAGTTGCGTACCCGTGAAGATCGGGACGATGGAAACGCCAGCCGAGTGCGACGGTGGAGTGGGGGCGGTGCCAGAGGGGTAGTCAACCATTCGGGAAACAATGGTGAAAGTCTGGCTGGTGGTGTTCACTGTGACCAGCATTTTTTCTTCCGTGTGCGTTCCTGTGCCGGGGTTGTAGTCAACCGCGACGTAGATCGGGTTGGCGAAGTTCGCCCCCGTCATGTCTAGCCAATTCGTGAGCGCGGTCGAGGACGTGAACGTGGCCCCCGTCGAGTCTCCTGAGTTGATGGTGCCTGCGAGAGTGCCTGGTACGCCAATACCAGCGACGGAGTATTTGGGGAAAGTGAGTGCCATGATGTTTCCTATTCAGTGTCAATGGGGGTAAAAAGCAATCGGCCAATGGTGCGAAGTGTGACAACAATATCGCCTTCTAGACCGTAACCGGCGATTCCTGATTCTTTGTGAGGTATGGGTTCTACGGTGTAGACAATCACATTCGCGGAGATTTGTCCTTCTTGGAATGTGACGATTGTTTGGTTAAAACGTAAGTCGTCAAACCACGCGATGACTTCGTATGGGTTGGAATAGAAATTCTGCCCGTTCTGGGTATTGTTTCTAAAATTGCGAATGATGAGGCTGATTTCATACGACGCGGAAGTGGAGATGGCGGGCCACGCCTCGACCGTCCAACGGTAGAGAGTGGGGGTGTAGGAACGTTGCCCCGTACCGTTGAGCCCTGCCGTCAACGTCATCACCGTGCGGAATTGCTCTGACCTGATGTTTTCTGGTACGGACACTTGGGCGTCCGACGACGAGCTCACCGAAGGAATGGTGTAGGTCTGTGACAACGCAGGGTTAAGGGGGTTGGTGATGAGTTGCGCCCCACAAGTTCCCGACTCAATTTCCACGCCGTAGTCAAAAAACACCGGAATCTTCGGGTCCTTGATGCCGTACATGAAAATGGAAGAACTAAGGGTGCCTTGGGTGACGTAGTTGTTCACAATTCCCGATGAGGTCACGTCAGGCGTGTAGACGCCCTTCCCCGCGACGGAGAACATGGGAACGCGAAGGTTGGGGTCCCAATCAAGCCAGTTGACAATCCCCTGCCCCGTCACCATGAGGTCCGAACAATACGCAGGGGCCAGAAGGTCGCCAGCGATGAAGGTGGTGAGGTCGAGTTTCCCTAAGCCCGTCGAGGTTGAGTCGTAGTTGGACCACGCGAACCAGACAAATCTTCCGTCTCCCACAATGGCCGTGACGGGATTCGAGACGGGCTGAAGAAGGTTCGGGATGAACGGCCCTGCCTTCAAGTCGCCCGTCGCGTTGGCTGAGGGGTCGTAGATGGAAAGGGTCTGGCACATACGGATGCCCTGATTCGTCCCTACGAAGATGTAGTTGAGGTACGACGCGAGGCACACGGGGTATTCGTCCGGCGACATGGGGAGTGCCTGCACGGGGGTGTTGAGGGTCCACGGGATTGAGTTCGTGGCGGCAGAAGTATTGAGGGAACTGCGATACACGCACCCAGCGAAGTTTGTCCCACCCTGCGAGACGTAGCCAGAGATGTAAGTCTGAGTTTCCCCACCCACCGCCGAGGACCACACCCAATTCGGGTTCGGGTGCTGGTAGAGAATGTCTGCCGTGGTGGGGGCGGTGCCCACGGTGAAGTTGAAACGAAACCCGTAGGCGTAGTTGTTGTTGGCCGCGATCACCTGATCGTTGCACCAGCGAACTAATGTGTATCCCCCCGTATTCCCTGAGTCGGGCAGGGCGTACTGCGCCGCGAGTGTGGGGTAGATGCTCTGCGCGTGGAAGTAGATAATCCCCACGTCCGTTGCGACGTAGACGTAGGAATCGTTGGAGCAAATGTCGTAGAACACCGAAGGCGGGGTTGATAGCGCCCCGTAACTCAGGGTGACCGGCGACACGCCCCACGAAGAAATGTATTTGACCGTGGCCCCGTCAATCAGGTACACCGAGGTTCCGCACCGCACCGCCTTGATGTTGGTGTGAGATGACGCAAATTGCTGAATCGTGTCCGGCAGGAGCGTGGCTTGGTAGGGCATCGTGAAAGGGTCAATGCCCTTGGACTCGTAGAAACGTGCGCTCTGGCTGTCGCGTTCTATGTCAAGGTATTGCTCGCCCGCGCCCATTGACCAGTTGATCTGACCGCGCTGCCACAAACCCTCAATGTTGACCGCGCCTTCGCCTGGAATGTTGTCGTAGGTGACGGCTTCGCGCTGAGGGGGTAGTGAGGTCCACTTGTACGCCACGCGACGGTAAGGCTCGAAGGAAAGGTCAATCGTGAACGTCCTGCCGTTGATGGCGATGGGGAACACACCGAGGGGGACGAGATTGGACTGTGTGGGGTCACCGGGAGTGGGGTCTTGCCAGAGGGCGTCGCCAAGTACGCCCCCGTACCCAAGGGTCCCAGCTCCGAGCCCCATTAGTGCCTCCGGTGCGCGTAGCGCCGGCGCAGGCGAGAAGCCTCAGCCTTGATTCGTTCGTTGCGCTGGTTCACCAGGGAATTGACGGAGCCTGCCACGGAACCGAACGGGACTTCCACGGCCTTACGCGGTTCGGGCTGTGAGCCCATGTCGTTGCGCTGGACTTCTCTCGGCTGGACAAGACGAATGATTGCGCCCAAAACCGGAATGTCGGTAGCGGAGTTCGGGAGGTTCTTCACTTGGGTGGTTGTTCCCCAGCCGTTGTAAGGGGGGTTGGGGTCGTTCGCCGTGGGGGTGAGTTCCACCGAATCCGTCAAGTTCACAAGGGGGATAAACGGGGCGGAATACTGAATCATCATGGGCTTGCCCGGCCAACCCGTTTCGTACATAACAACGCCCTGCCCAGAGGGGAAGAACGAGTCGTTCAAGTCCCTGTTCACTTCCCACTCTGTAATTGAGGGGAGTTTGTGAATGGGGCTCGCCTGCTGCAAACGGATTGACAGAATGTCAATAAAGTCCGAACTAATGTCCCCAAGGTCAAAACCCATGAAAACGGGGACGTAGGTGACGTTGGCGTTGCCGACTCGGAACACGCCATTGGTGGGGGCGGACAAGTCTCGCAGATCGTCGTTGATGGCCTGGAGAATGTCGAAGTAGGTGTATTCGGGGTTCAGATACACAATGTCTTGGTCGTTGTGCGACGTAGCTTGAGACCCGTTGTAGCCCCTGACCACTTCCGCCTCGCCCGTTGTCGGGGACCACGAGATGACCAGCATGATTTCAAGGCCAGACGAAAGCCGCGCCCCTGCCGTGATGCCTTGGGTCTGCGCCCCCATGAGGCCCACGTTGGTAATCGCCCCTTGGGTTGAGGATGCCACGGCCCCGTTGAACTGCACAAAGGCTTCCGACACGCCACCCGTCAGACGAAGGTAGGTGCGTTCAATGAGGTCGAGGGCTGTGGTCATGCGAGTACGCCGTCCGCTTTCAACTGCTTGTAGTTGGTTTCGATTTCACGCGCCATCTTCGGGGTTCCGTAGACTTTGCCGCGCTCGATTTCGGTTTTGGTGGTGGCAAGGCGTTCCAGAGCCGCCGCGTTCTTTGTCGCGGGGGGCTGTAGGCCGTCCTTCCGCAGACGCTTGTACGCATCAAGGTCCGCCACCAGCCGTTTTTCGTCCTGCACCTGTGACGCGGTTTCCACCTTGCGCCCTGGTGTCGCTGCCGCGCTGAAAGAAATCGTGGCGCACTTGCACGCGAAGCAATTGTCAACCTTGCAATTCTGAACATCGTGGGGGGTAAAAGCCATCAGTCGCCTCCTGGAGTTATCTCACTGAGACAGTCTAGATAACCGGCCGCCGCTAAGCGAACTGCTGTAACGCCGTCTACGCGGTTTCTCCGCCCGCCGTAGAACACTCGTGTGACAAACACTTCCAACGCCTCAAACGTGGGCTGAGGGGCGTTTAAGGGCTTGCTGATGGGGTTGTAGATGGTGGCATAGGGTGCGCCGGGGTGCAAAGGGTCCAGAGGCATCGGAATCGCCGTGTTGGAGTTTTCGGGCGTGGGGTAGTCCTGCACGAATGTCCCGTCAGAAAGTTCGTAGACGTTCACGAAACGGTCGGTCGGGGCATAGTGACCGAAAAACAATTTGGTTTCGGGGCTGTCGTCAGGAAGAAATTGGGGAATTGTTCCCTTTGCCAACGGGGGTTCAAACCAGACGTATTGCCCAATCCAGTTGAGAGGGTTGAATAGTCCGGTGAAAAGCGCCGCGTCGTTATCAAAGAATCCAAGGTCAAGAAGGCTCATGTTGCCTTCTTTGCCGTCTTTGACTTCGTGGCGATGCCGTCAATCTTTGCGTGAATTTCCGCGTGGTTTTCCTCAATCTTCTGGCGAAGAAGGTTGACGTGGTTTTCGTGGTGGCGCATGAGGATTTCAGTCTGCTCGTTGGTGTGGCGGCTGTGTTCGGTGGTGATTTTGGTCACCGACCCCTTGACAAAAGCACGGAAGCGAGGCCACACAACGTACAGGAACGAAGCCACGATCATTGTCTGCACGAGGCTGGCGAGAATGTTCGGGGCGATACGAGCGTTATCCAACGGCCAAAAGTCCGCAATCATCCGGTCACGCCAATGCGCGTCCAACAGACACCCGAAGAACATGGCGAGAATGGCGAAGAACGACGCCGCGCCACCGATGATCTTGGCCTTCTGCTCGGAAGGGATTGCCTGCCAGACGGCGCGGAGCTGCTTCATTAGCAGGCAAAAACGTAGCCGACACCGGCAACGGCTGTAGGTAGGTGGTACACGGTTGCGGACGATGGGGGCGTGGTGAGAGAAACGTCAGTTGCGTTTGTGCCCGCGAGAAACGGCCCTGCCGTTGAGTTGATGTTTCCCGACATGACGGTGGCCCAGCCGGAAATTTGCGGAAGGGTGTTGGACGATGCAACCAATACCCCGATGTAATAGATGCCCGCGTAAGTTGTGACAAAAGACGTAATGCCAGAACCAGCCGCCGTGGAGTTGATGGCATACGAGTACGCGGTTTTGGAAGATGGTGTCACCGCGCCCTGGTCGGCTGTAGCGGCAAGAAAATTCATTGAACTGTCGGCAAGAGCAAGCCATAGGTGCGTTGTTGCCCCAGCGGTGGCGTTGCCGGTAATCCAACCAAGTTTTGACACGGTAACGCCCTTAGGCAAAGTAACTGCCGTCCACACCATTGTTCCGCTTGTAAGAGTGACGGCGGTGGTCGAGTTAACAAGTGCGCGTGGGAAAGGTTCAGCCAAACACCCACCCGTCATCTGCGCCGCGCTGCCGTTGTTGCCCAGAAAATAGCGGTTGCGGTCGGTGACGTTGGCTTGGTCAACATACGCCGTGGTTGCCGCATTGGTTGAGTTGTCGTTGGCGGATTGCGTCAAAACATTTGTGATGGCGTAGCCACCCATGTTAAGGGCGTTGCTCATCGCGCCCGAAATGGCTTGGAACAACCCAGCGATAGAACGAGTAACGGCCATGATTCTCCTTACGCCGGAACCGAAGTAGAGATTGCGTTTTCGTTAGCCAGCAAATCAAAGAGAGCCTTGACCGCCAAAGCAATATCCCCGTGACCTTGTTGCGTAGGGTGGACCGAGTTTGATGCAGGCTGCAAACCGTCGCTGATCGCTTGCGAAACCGAACCCCATCGCAGGGAAAGGTCCATTGAAGCAACTTGGGAAAGGTACGAGCTGATCGTGGTGTTGTTTGCCAATGCACCGATAGCCGAGATGTACGCCGATTGTGCGTAGTACGAAGAAGGCGCGGGGGAGTTGGTGCCGTCAGGGTAACGGCGAGGGCCACCAATAATGATCGCGTCCCACCCAGCAGCGAGAGGGCCGGTGCCTGGTGCGAGGTCGTTCAATAGATAATGCTGAATGTTGGCCGCAGATGTGGTTGGGGTGTTCCCGCCCGTTGTGGCAGGCACCACTCGCGCATAGGTCGAACCTGAAGCGTTAGCGATGGTAGAACCACCCGTGGCCGCGATGGTCGCCGTGGTGGGCGAAAGAACCGCCGTGATCTTGGCCTGTCCGCCACCGCCAGTAATGCCGGGGCCGGTGATAAGCACGTTGCCGGGGTCGGTCAGGTAGAACGCCGGAAGCGTCAAGGTCGAGCCTGAGATGGAGCCGGTAAGCCCTGTGCCGGCCGGACCTTGACCTGAGTAGTCGTTCAGTTCCTCGTGGGCGATGATGACAAGGCCCGTTGTCTTGGGAGGTGTGATCGTAAGGGTGATGCCCGTTTGCGACGTTGGGGCGGGGTTTATAATTGCGTGTGTTGAGTCAATGTATTGGACGAGGGTTGAGTTCGTCGTGACTCCCGTTCCCGACAATGCGTATCCTTGGTCGGTCGGGTTGAAGTAACCAGAAGTCAAAGTAATGACGCCGGTGGTCGCAAGGTTCGCCGTCACAGTGCGCGGCTGAGGCCCTTGTAGCCATTCGTAGGTTGCCCGAATGATGTAGTCCGTGTTGGCGTTGGAGTACGACAAATTCCCAGCGCCGGATTGTCCACCAAGAATTTGTGCGGTAACGGAACCGGCGACGCTGATGTTGTGGACGTGGACGCCGTTGGTGTCCCCAATCAAATCAAGGCCGGCAATACGGCAGTTGCCTGAAGCGGCGGGGCCGTCAATTTCAAACGCTTGGCCCGAAGTCGGAGCCGCGACATAGCCGACAACGTACTTGTTCCCTGCTGAGTAGGTCAGGGGGACGTTGCCACCAGGGGTCGTGTACATCGTAACCGTGCTACCGCCAACCTTGACGGTCGGGATTGTCATGCCCGTGCCGTCCCATTGGATGATGCCGATGTAATTAGTGGGGCTGAAGTAGGTGTTATTCCAGCCGGAGCTCATCGTTGTTTGGTTGAGACGAATGTACTGCGATGTGGTGAGGGCGATGGTTTGGGCCATAGGGCCATACGCCGCGCCGGCAGTACCGTTGTTTTCCAAACGTGGTTCTTGATTGGTGACGAAAATGAAACCTTCGCCGGGGTCGGTCCCAAATTGGGAATTCAAAATCGTGCGAAGTTGCCCCGCCCAACCCAAATAATTGTCCGAACTAAGGAACGGCAACGGGGTTTGTCCTGAGACAAGTGGGTTGCCTGCGTAGCCGACAAACGAACCTGCCCAATCGCTAGAACCACCGACGCCACGCCCAACAGAGTTTGACAAAATCACAATGTCAAATCGAGCGCGAGCCGCGCTACCCAACTTGGCGCGTGCGGTCCTCAGCCCAGCAGCGTTGGAGACGTAATTGCGAAGAAGTTGCGAAGCCGGGATGTCGTCAGAGACAACAACCCAAATGGCCGTTGAGGACTGGTACTGCAAAGTGATGGCTTGGTTGGGAATATAGATCGTCCCAGAGGTGGCCCCGCCCGTTTTGTTGATTACGTCCGAACCGCCACACGCATAAGTGAGGACGTTGCCGGCCGTAATCAGTTTCATCCCAACGCGGGTTTTGTCCGCAGGGGCGGTGGGGAGAGTGACTGTGAACGCGCCGCCCGAAGTGTTGCAGAGAACAAAGTCCTGCGCCGAGGCGGAGTAGTTGGAAGTCTGCACGGCGGTCGGGACAAGGTTCTGGGCGCGAGCATTGGCCGTGGCTTGGGCGGCGTTTGCGGAAGTTTGAGCAGCGTTGGCGGCGGTTAAAGCCGTGGCAGCGGAACCGTAGGCGTCAAAGGTGGCAGACGTGACGGAGACGGTGGGGTTGTCCGGCGTGCCCCCAATGGTGATCGTGGCGTCACCAGCGGTCACCGAAGCAACGGGGCCGACACCACCAGCCATGAGAGCGATAATTTCCTGCTGCATTTGAAGCAACAGCCCTGCCTCAATGCAAGGGTAGCAATTCAGGGTTTCGGGAGGGTTCGGGGAACCAGCGTGGGTTTGAATGGTGGAGTTTTCCGCCCCACGCCCATTGTTCGTTCCGTCCGTCCACACCGTCACGACACCCGTGGAAAGGTTCACCGACGAGCAACGGATTTTTTCTTCTTGCTCCGTGCCTGCTTCAAGGATGACCATGAAGGGGCCTGACGTTCCCAAAGGGTTGCCGGTGGATTGAAGCGTGGTGGGGTCAAGTTCCGTCCAACTTGCCGTGTCGTCCAAGGCGAAAGTCTGACCCGGTGAGTACGAGTTCGGCAGGCTTGACACCAGCCATGTTTTGTACGCAGCACCCGCAATCGAACGGAGGGTGCTAATGGAAGGAATGGACATTAGCCAGTCTCCGTCTTGCTAGTAGTTAGTCGTCTCCACGAAAAATCGGGGCGGCGTTGGTCCCGTTGGGGATGGGGTCTACGTCTGAGCCAGTCTGCTGAGACTTCGGGTAGCCGTGCTTCCACGTCCCAATGCCCTTAGCGCGGAAGTCAGGGAAGGATTCACCGTAACCGGCCTTTAGCTGGTCCTCGGTGTTGGAATCTTCCTGAAGGTTGCGGTCGGCTGGCTTCATTCTTGCATCCCCCAAGGTTGCTTCACGTCATTGGCTGAGCGTGAGGGGCGGTTGCGGATATCGGTCGTGCCGCGAATCTCCAACGGGATTTCCCCCGCGCCGAGGTTCGTGTTGGCTTCGTGGCCGATGTTCTTGAAATACTGATCGGCGGTCTGGTCCGCGCCCAAGTGCAACTTGTGGTCCACAATGTTCTTGGTGCCTGCGAGTTCCTCTGCCGTAGCAGGGCGTTCGCCTTCCATGTACCCAGACATCAGATGCTCCGCTTCAGGTCCACGTTGCCGTCTTGGTCGCCACGGGCCACAACGCCGTAGGCGGGTCCCATGTCCTTCAGGTCGTGGATGGAACGCTGAAGATGAACCGCACCGTCTTGGTTCGGCTGGTTGATGATATCCGTGTCCGTCAGTCGGCTGTACTTGCGAGCGACGGCTGCACGGTCGTAGAGTCCGCCCTTGTTCGGGCCTTGCGCGTCCGCGAGGGTACGAGTCTCGCCCTCGCCGCTAGGAAATGGGTTCGCCATGTTGCTCCTTTAGAGCGTTGTACTTCGCTTCAAGGTCGGTGTATGCCGCCTTCAGTGCATCGTGTTCCCGATTGAGATGAGCCTGGTACTCATCGTCGTTCAGAGTTCGCTGAAGCGGAGGGACCTGACGGCCTTGCGCTGTGGTGGATTCGCCGCAGGTCAGACAGTTGTACTTGTCAAGACCGCTTTGAACTTCCGTACTTCCACAGTGGGCGCAGCGCATCAGGCCCCTCCTTTTCAGTTAGTTGAACTACTCGTCAATCGGGGCGAGTTCAGCGTCCGTGTAGGAGAGGCTGGACTTCGAGATGACCGCACGCAGCGCCGGGGCACGGAAGCCGCCGTAACCGAGCAGGGCCTTCCAACCGACAGGCTGGAAACGACGCAGGGTGTCAACGACCGGACCCATGACGACCGTAGGCATTTCGCCGTAGCCGTTGGACGCGGCGTATGCCTTGGCAAGTGCCTGACGGCCAACCACGAAGGACACGAACACATCGTTCGAGATGCCCGACGCAATCTGGTCCGAAGGAACCGTACCGGCAACCGTGGCCGTACCCGAACCCGACACCGTTCCCGACGAGGAAATGGTGATCGTACCCGTACCAGCCGAGGCGTTGACCGTGGCGATGGTGGCCGTACCAGCCGACAGCGTGGCGGTTCCCATCGTCAAAGCCGAACCAACGGTCGGAGGCAAGCCAGCCGTGAAGGTGAAGTTCAAGCTGGAAGCCGTCAAGTTCACAGTCGTGGTGGCGTTCGGGAACACCGGAGCGCGAGGCGTTTCGATGAACCGGATACCTTCAAACGCACCCATTTCACCCGACCAGATGTTTTCCGGCGTGGTGTAAATCTGGGGCAGACGCCAACCGGCAGTACCCGTGTCCTGCTGAACGTCGAACACAACGTCAGGGTGGACGAAGGCGACGTAGAAGCCACCCTCATACGGGACCACGTTGGCCGAACGCAAGCGCGCACGCTCCTTGGCGAAGTCACCACCAACGGCGGTGGCAGGCGTACCGGAGAATGAACCCGGCGAACCAGCGGTCCACACCAATGAACCCGAACCCGCGTTGTCCCAGTACTGCTTGCCGTTGGCGAGCAACGCATCGCGCAGCGTGTTTCGGGCAACCGAGTCAATGGACGCACCAGCGTTGTAGCCGATGTTGTTTGCCACAATGGGGTCAATTTCCACGAACGATTCAGCGCGGAGCTTGGCGGTCGTGGTGGCGACGTTTCCATATTCACCAAGGGTCACGGTCACGGTGGAGTCGCTAAGGGCGACCGGCGTGAGGTCCGTGGTTTCCGAGATGGTGGAGGTAGCCAGCGCCATGTCGTTCATGATGGTGAACTGCACGGACGAGCCGGGGTAGGACTGGTACGCAGGCTTCACGTCCGCAACTGAGTCGAAGAACAACTCAGGGCGAAGCGGGAAGTAGGCCATCTGCTCGAAAGCCTTTTGCGTGAAGTCAAGAGATGACACCTGAGTAAGCGCCACAGCAATTCCTTTCGGGTTGTACTCAGGTCACCTTGACCTGAGGGTTACTGAACCTGCCCGTCGTATGCAACGCCAGGAATCAGGTTCTTGTCTGCAACTTCTCGAACAATCGCCATGACTTCCTCTTGGCTCTGCGCCTTCTCCATTCGTGCGTAAGCGTCTGCAACGGGGTCAATGGATTGACCTGCTGAAGAACTGACCGCACCTTGCAAAAGACGTAGTGATTCCAATGAAGGGTCTGCTTGCGGAGTCGGTGCCGGAGTTGGGGCCGGAGGCGTTCCGAGGGTCAGGCCGTATTGCGTTTTCAACGCTTCGACCTTTTCCGGTGTCGGTTCGCCTTCGATCAACTTTCGGATGAGAGCGCCTTGACCATCTTCGGGAACTCCCAAGCGGTCAAAAGCACGGGCGTTTTCAACCTGTGCAAGTTGCAGCTTCAGAGCCTCGGATTCGGCCTTGATTCTCTCGGCTTCCTTCAACTGGTCACGAATCCCTTGGGATTTAATGACTTCATCTACGGAAACTTCGTTACCGTTTTCGTCAAACAGTGGCATGGTGATCGCTCCAATTCGTGTACGCACTCAGGCAACGGAGGGCTGCAAGGTGGATGGGGTGCGGAAAGTCCGCGTTACTTCGGGGCCGGTTTCAGCACGCCCGATGCGTTCATACTAGATGATGGTGTAAACAAAAGCAAACGTTTTGCAAACTTTTGTTTATGACGTGGCCCCGCCAACGCCGGTCACGCCCTTTTGGGTCTGGTCGTAACCTCCGCCCTTTTGATCTATCCCAGCGCGAGCCGACGATGCTTTGTCCACGGCTTCCTGCGCGGCAAGTTGGTTGGTGCCGTCAAACCCTGCAATCTGAGAACCGATCAGGCTTTTCACGTCAACCCCTGGAAGATTGGCCCCCGGCGCACCCGAACCTTGCAATTCAGCCCCCTTGGACGCAGAGAGCAAGGAGTTCTCAATGCCTGTCGTGGACGCGGCAAGCCCTTGGTTGCCTGCTGTGGCCCCTAAACGGGCGCGTGAGGCGAGTTCTTGGGCTTGGGCTTGGGTGAGTCCATTGAGCCCCACTTGCTGCGCGTAGCCCCCAATGTCGGCGGCGGCGATTTCTCGCTGCAACAACGGGAGTGCCTTGGTGGGATTCAACCAGTAGGCGGTCATCTGCGCGGGTCCGACGCCGTAATACTTTTGCAACAAAGCCTTGGCTTCGGGCGAAGCGTTCTGGGCCGCAACGTAACCGTCCGTCAAACGCTGCTGAAATTCAGCCGCCGAGACATTTCCCTTGATGAGATTGGAGATTGTCGTCTTGTCAAGAAATCCCTTGGGCAAGCCATACTGATTGCCGATTCCTTGATAGCCCTGAACAAGTTGCTGGTACTGCGCTTCGGTCAAGTGTTCCGAGCCTGCCCCGTTGGTGGCGTTGTGTTCCGTCAAGCCGGGGAAGGCGTTTTCGTATTCTTGGTGCTGGGGGCCTTTGCCGTAACGGAGCTCGTTAAGGATTGTCTGAGCCGTCGCGCCGTGGTTGAAAATCTGATCCTGCGCCCACGGCATGAGGTTCCCAAGGCCCCACTGGTCAAAGGCGTTCTGAACCGTATCGTAGGCCGACCCGATGCGGTTGGCCGTCAAAGTTTGGGAAAGAACCCCGTTGGCCCCTACGGTTGCGGTGTCCTTGGTGCCGGTGCTGTAGCCGACTTCTGCTGGCTGGACGGCGGCAAGGTTGCCTTTGAGGGCAGGGACGCGCCCAAGGTCGTACAACTTTTCGATAGCCGACTTAACCGACTTGGCCGAACCGTTGGGGTCAATCCCGTAGTGGGCGAGAAAGTTCTGGTAGTAGGCAGGGTCAATGACTGACCATGTATCCACCATGTCGTAGAACTTGGCGGCTGAAGGTGCGTTGCCTGCAAAGTTGTTGGTGGTGACGGGTGCGCCGTTGAGGTTGGATTTGACGCCGGGGAATGACGGAAGCGTGAAGATGTTGGTCCCCGCGCTGCCCGGATTGAAACCGGGGAGAACCGTAGTTGGTGTACTCATGGCTTGCCTCCCATGTGGATATGAAACTCACGCGCAAAGTTGTCCGCGATTTGGTGTGCCATTTCGGTTTTGTCCCAGCCGTAACCGGAGTGCGAGCGAATGTGTGAACGCCATTCGTCGTGGGTCATGGGAACGGCGCGGCCCTTCTCGTCCCTGCCGCCTGAGATTGCCTTGCGGTCCTTCTCGTCGCCGTGGGGGTCAAATGTTGAATCCGGCCCCAGCATTTGCTTTTTGATTTCCGCGTAGGGCTGAGCGATGTGCGCCGTGGCGATGCCGTTGTCAATGTGTTCGGCCCATTGAGGGAATAAAGCCTTGGACTGTTCCTTGAAGTAGTGGAGAACGGCCTCGTGCTTCGGGGGCTCTCCGTCTGGGTTGGCGATCTTGTGGGCCGTGTCGTCTGACGTGGGGACCATGTAATCGTGCGCCATCTGCTTGACGGTTTTGGTGTCAAGCACTTTTTCTTCGGTCTTGGGTTCGGTCATAATCCCGCCTTGGTTCCTAGACGCCGCATAACGGACGTGATGAAATAAGCCGCTGGTTTGGCTTCGGGGCTTTGCGCCAAATTGGTGCAGTAGTCGTACCACTCAGGGCGAAGGTTGCCTGCTTCGGCAGGGGTGGCGGTCTGTAGCAACTGTTGGAATTGCTCGGTGTAGTTCACCAACTGCGCGTACATGGCCTTGTTGCCGCCGAACAACGGGGTTGCCTTGGGGTCATTCAGCATGGCCTTCACGTTGTCAAAGGCTTGGAACGCCACCGAACTCTTTGCCGTGGGGTTGATGACGCTTCCGTACTGGCCCCACGTTGGGTTCGATTGTTTGGCGTAGGTCTGGGCCATTGTGGTCAGACTCTTTTGGCCCTCGTATGACAAACCAATGGTGCCGTCAGAGTAGGTCTGCGAGCCACCAGGAGCGTCCATCGCCATCGGGCGCAGGTAGTTGTAGTAGTAGTCGTCGCCAATGGACGTGAGAATGGAGCGCAGGTATTCTTCTGGGGTGTCGAGGGTGCGAAGGCCCATCGAGGTTTCCAACTGATACGCCGCCGACGAGTATTGGCCGGTCTGGGGAATCAACATCGCTGAGCCGTAGGGGTATTTCTGGACCACGCCACGGTACTGCGTGAGGAAACTCAACGCGGCGGTGGTTTCGGGGTAAGACTCGTAACTCCCACTTGTCTTGGTCACAAGGTCAAGCAGGTGATCGGGGTGCTGCTGGGCGAACAAGTCCAACCCCTCAGACACGGTGTACTTGGGCGAGCCGTCCTTGTTTTTCTGGTTCAAAATCGCCTGCAACTTGGGTTCTTGGCTGAACCGTTCCATCGTGGAAATCGCCACGGGGGAAGAAGCGTTGACCGCCGACTTCAGAATGTAGAGAGCAAGGGCTTGGCTGTGCATGGCGTCAAGAAACTTCTGGGCCTCGGCTGAATTGGTTTCACCTTGGAAGAAGTTGACAAACTTGGCGTCGGCGTTAGCGCGAATCAACTGGACCAACTGCGACTGAGGAATCCCTTGGTTGATGTAGGTCTGCGCGTCCTTGGCGTATTCCTCGTCGTACATCTTGGCGTACAGTTCGGAGAGCGTGGACTTCATAACGCTGAGCTGCGTGGACAACAAAGCCGTGTTGGTCTTTAACGGAGACTCCGCGATGGTGAAAAGTGCGCGGGCGGTGCTGTTGGGAACAACGTCGTCCCAAATGGAAGTTTGCGAGCCAACGGGTCCGAGAAAGTCTCGATACACCTTGTCAACAAATTCGTTGTTTTGAAAGAAATGTTCGTGGGCGAACTTCAACGGAATGTCAACAACCGGCCCAAACGAAGGACGGGCGAACGTGCCGAACATATCGGTTCCCGTCGAGGACCCCGTAGGCACAACGGTGTTAATGGACGTAGGGGACGCTGCCAATCCAATGTCAGGCACCACGCCGTTGAAGCCAAAAATCTTCCCCACCACTCCCGTGAGGTAGGTGGAACCTGGAATGTACAACGAGGGGGTCTGGCCGTTCTGCGTGTGGCCCGCGACGTAATTGGTCAGCGCGAGGCACATCTTCATGTAGCGTTCCGCCGCCGCTGGGTTGTCTCCGAGCAGACGGAAAAACCTGCGGTATGCCTGATTCTGAGCGAAGTAGAACGGAGCCGCCACGCGCATATTGCGCTCAAACACCAACTTGTCTTTGGGGTTGTGGACAAACTGGCTCATGTTCATTACGGCCTTGTATTCAGCCTCGGCCTCGGCCTGCTCGCGTGAGATAACCCCCGCCGCGATCATGGGTTCCCTGAGTTCCATTTGGACGTGAAACTCGTGCGCCCAAATCGGGTCGCGTGAGAGGTTGTTGACAATCGGCCCCAAGATTCGCTCATGGCCGTAACGGGAAATGTCCTGAATGAGATTGGTGCGCGTGCCTGCTTGCAAAGCGTGGTACGCCTCAAACCCACGAGTAGGAATGTTGACCGGCGCGGTGTCGCCCATAGCCTTGACTTCTTCCGCGATGGACTGGACCGACTTCACGTTGTCAACATTGGTGGTCTGGCGAATCAAGGTGCCGTGGAAAACGGGCTTAGAGATTCCCTCAGCGTCACGGACGGGGGAAAACCCTGAAACGTGGTGAATGGAGTCGTAGGCAAGTGCTTCCGCCCAACCCTTGATCGGGTCCGTTTCGCCTTCGCGCAACAACGTAAGTTCGGAGCGACGGTAGGCGGCTAGTTCGGACGGCGTGAGGCTGCGAAGTTTGTTCTCCGCGATGCCCTGAAGTTCCGCCATGAGCAACTGCTTTTCGGCCTGCGAATTCAACGTCTTGGCACCAAGCCCAAGTACGAATTCTTCCAACGCGCCAGAAGGCTTCTTTTCTTGCAGCAAGTCACGGGTGAGTTTGCGGAATGAGAACTTGGGGTCTTTTTGCAACAACTCCGTCAGATTCGGGAGCCCCTTGTAATATTGCTCAACGTGCTTCGTCGCGGCGTTCAACATCTTGTCGGGGTTGGTGTTTAAGCCCTTTTCGATTTCGTCCAAGCCTCGGTTGAGGGTCTTGTCGTAGATGTGGGAGTAGAGGGGGGCTTTCAGCTCACTTGTTCCCTGACGCAACAAAGCGTCACGCAACCCTGCAACGTAGCCGTTCTGCCCCAACGAGACGGGAACGTACTGGCCGGTGCGCGAAGCTTTGAGAATCCCAATACGCCCTGACGGGTCAATGTCAACGTACTTGTCCGCGATGCGCTGGTTGAGAAGTCCAGGGTCGTAGATCGCACCTTCGACTTGGTGAACGTCCATCGGCATATAACCCTTGTGACGCATGACCGTGGAAACCGTGTGGTCAATCATTCGCAAGCGCTCGGCCTCGTTGTAGCCTTCCAAAAGCCTTTCTTCAATTCCCAAAAGAGAACCGGCCACAATGTCGCGCACTACGCGAACGGCACGGGCTTTAAGGTTGTTGGACTTGATAAGCAGGCTGGCGTTTTCGGGGATATCGCGGACGGGGGTTAACTTGCCCTTCCCAAGCCCCCACCAATGGTCGGGTTCGGTACGCGCCCACAAACGGGTGTCGTCTACCATCTCGTGCTTCAGAATGGAGTTGGTCAAGTAAGACTGAAGCATCGTGCCCCAGCCCATTCGGTAACCGTTGAGCAGGAGTTCGGAGATGGAGACTCGGAGCGCCCAGCCGTTACTTAACAAAGCCATTGGGACGAAGAACTTGGATTGCGTGGCGTTCAGGAAGTCAACCGTGTGCTGCCAGTTGTTGCGGTAGTACGGGTCGCGCTGGCGTGCCTTTTCCATTTCGTTTGCGTAGTCCTTAGCGAAGTCTGCGCGGTCGTCAGCAACAATCCCACGGCGCTCTGCCATGTCGCGGGCGTACTGAAGGAAGTCCTCGCGTCCGAAGGTGGAAGAATCGGGAATGGTGCCGTTGAGCGCGGAGAGCAAAGTCTGGTTGGCTTCGTACTGCGCTTTGAGGGGTTCTGTAGAACGTAGTGCTATTTGTGCCTCTAGGCGAGCCTGTTCGTCAGTGACCTTCTGATAAACGGAAAGGAAACGCTCAGGGCTGGTGAGGTCTTTGTTCTTCAGCGTTCCGGCGAGGGTTTCGGCCAATCCCTTAATCTTGGTGTCAAAGGCTTCTTGATACGCCTTGGACATTCCCCTTACGTCCGTCGCCTCAACAATCTTTTTCCACGCGAACGATGCGTCTTTCACGTCAACCGAGGAATAGCGAATGACACGGGCCAGACTCTCAAAATCCTTGGCGGGCTGGGTCAGGTCTTTGGCGTCGGCGCTGGCAATAAGGGCTGCTTCGCGCATGGCTTTGGCAAGGTTCTTCACGTCACGCGCACGGGGCATGATGAGGGAACCTTTTTGGGTGTCGTCAATGGCGGCGTGAGCTCCGATTCCCTCGGACTCAGGGTTACCGAGTCGAGAGTAGAACTCACCCTCTGGCCCAGCAACGTAGGTGCCAACATCTCCACCGCGATCTTTACCCACCAACGCGACGACGTTTTTAAAAACTTCGTTCTCTACGGCGGAGCCCATGAGGTCGAGGGTGGTCTTGGGGAGTCCGGCGCGAGCGAGGTTGTTGACAATCATCGTCACGCAATTGGTAAATGCCTGCGTGTAGTCGTCGGGGTTCTTGGTCGCCAAGAGGAAGTCGCCCATTGACTTGACGGTTTCGTTCGGAACCATCGCAAGTCGGGCAAGGTCCATCAACGGCCCGATGGCGGCAGGGTCGCCAGGAGTAACGTGGACGTTCTCGATTTTGGCTGTCAGTGTGTCAACCCACATTGACTCTTTGTAAAACTGACCGGCGAGTTTCCGCGCCCACACCGCACGCCAGCGAACATCGGCGTTGGCTGCGTAGAACGCTGCGCCATCGGGCTTGGCGTCGAAACGGTTTTCCTTAATGCCGTCCTGAAACGCTTTGGTGAACAGTTCGTCAGAGCCGAGGGCTTCGCCCAAGGTGGTTGCTTGGCGAACGATAGCGCCCTTCAGGACCGTTTTAAAACCACTCCACAATCCAATCTTGGGGGCGTCGGTGATGACGAGCCCGCGCCCGTCCGCAACTTTCGCCATTGTGTTGATTGTTTCGCGGTAAGCGGCGTAGACAGAGGGAAGGTCTTGGGCCTTGCCTAACTTCTGCGCGAGTTCGGGGCTGATCGTGCCGTTGAAGTGCGTGTAGATTTCTGACGCGCTGTGGGTCGCCATGTAGTTGTAGGCGCGTTGGACGGCGGGGTATTGCTGAGCGGTGCGCTCAATGTCGTCGGCGCTGCGAATTCCCGTACCACCCCACCATTGACCAAGGCCACCAGCGAAGCCTTCGGTGCTTTTGGCGGTCTTAACAACCCCCAACCCAGCGGCCAAAGGGTCGGCGGCAAACGTGGTCAGGTACATCGTTCCCAGATTGTTGATGGGGTTGTAGAACTCGGAATTTGGACTCATCCCCAACATCTGCAACGCTTCACCAACTGCGGAGACGGGCTTGCCATCTGCACCAATGACCGTGCCGTTCTTGGTCTGCTCCCAGAGGGCAGGGTCTTGGCCTTGTGCTTGGAGCGACGTGGCGACGTAGAACGAGTTGAGGGGGACGTTACGACCGGGGCGGGAGATTACGTCGAGGGCTTTCATCGCTGGTCGGAGTGGAGCGGCAACGGTTTTGGCGGCGTTGATGGCGGCTTGGAACGCGGGGCTACGGTCGGCGCGACGAGCTGCTTGCGCGGCTTTGATTTCGTCCAGACGCTTTGCGCTGTCGGCTAGGCGTTGGGCGGCTTCACCTGCGGCGATCTTTTGTTCGTCGGTAAGGGCTTGACCGGCCTTCTGCGCGGCGTTGGCGGCGTCAACAACGGCTTGGTCACCGGCGAGCGCGGCTTCAGTTCCACCCTCGGCTGCGGTCGTGGCACCGTCTGAAATAACTGCGCCGGCGATGGCAGGAATGGCTTGGCCCAATGCGTAGGCATACCCGTGTTGACGGACCATAGATTCTTCGTAAGCAAGAATGTGGTTCGGCATATTGAGAACCGACTTGTCGCTGAACGGGTTGACGTTTTCGCCAAGATTTGTAGTGGTGTGCCACAGGTCTTTGTAGCCCGCCGTTCCGTGACCGCCCAAGAGTTCATTGGCGGAGATGCCGATTCGGTTGACCGCGTTCGCGCCTGAAGTAACGATTCCTGAAACGGCGTTGTAAGCGCCCTTGCCTACGTCTGAAAGAGTGCTGGTGATATCCCCCCAGAGTCCAGGGCGAGGGGCGTTGATCTTGGCCGCTGCCGCCGCGTTCACTTTGGGGTCGCCCGAACACGCGTTGAGACGCTCGGCTGCGGTGGTGGCGTACTTCAGCGCAAGGGCGGTTTGCTCAGGGTTGGTGTTGATAGATTGCGCGAGGGCCAGAACCGATTGAGGGTCTTTCACCAAAAAAGGGTTGGTTTGCGCGATGCCCGTGATTTTCTGCTGAAGGCTGGTGGAGAGGTCGTTGTACGACTCCGTACCGGGGAAAGCCGCGATGGAATCGTTGCCGGTGTACGCAGGAAGGCCGGTGGGTTCAGCCATTAGTAACCTGCGAGTCGGGCGGTGGCGGCAAGGTTTTGGAGCGTGCTAGAAGCGTTCGGGAGTGACGCAAGCGCGCCGAGCTGGTCCGCGATGGACGGGGCTTGACCTAGAACTTCAGGACCCCCACCGGGGCCAAAAGGCATACCGTGAGTGATGGGTTCGGCTGGGCGCGTGGAAGGGTGGTCGAACAACAATGAGCCGGGGGCTGGTCCTACCTGCTGGGGCATAGTGGCAGAAGGGGCGGACGTGCTTGGAGTTTCCACCGAAGTGTTCTGGGTCTCCTGTGGAAGCGGTACGGCACGTTGCGCTGCCTGCTGTTGGGCTTTCACCCCATACGGCTGGTTGGGCGCGGCAATGACGGGCTGGTGTTGGTTGAGGTCCGTGCGGTTGGCCGAACTCTCGCCCTGCGCCATTTCCCTTGCGCCGCCTCGTGGGTCGCGCTTAAACGTGCTGCGTGGCATCTTCTCTCCTAAGCACCAACGGGTACGGCGCTACCCATAGAAGCGGTTGCTGGGCCGGTGGCTGGCATATTGCTAGTCAACATGGGGGCTTTGCCTGCGGTGGCAGGGTGGGCGGACGCTAACAAGGAAACAAGGTCGGGCGGTCCTTGCGCTCCCTGCGGTGCCGGTGCGCTCGTGGGCTGCGTCGGGTCAAGTCCAGGCTGGGCTTCGGAAGAACCGGCCTGCTCTTGCTGGGCTTGGGCTTGGGCCGCTTGCTGCTTCTGAACATCTTTTTGGACCTGCTGAACGACCGCTTCAATGGGTTCGCCCTTCAACCTTCCTTCGATGATTTGTGCAATTTCGTGAGGGGCGATCTGGCCCTGAGCCGCTTGCTGGTCAAGAGAGTCCATCAACGACTTTCGCAATTTCTCAATCTCAATCTTTTCGATTTCGGCGCGAGCGTCCTTAATCATCGGGTCGGCTTCCATCGCGGTCTGCTGGCTCATCAACCCACCGCCGTACTTCTGAGCGAGCATGATCGTAAGCCCCTGCGCGTCGGTTCCGGCCATCGCGTACTCCACTTTGGAGTAGGTCATGGTAAAGAGTTCGTTCGGAACGTAGTCGCCTGGGCCCTCGATCTTCCCACTCTTGGGAATGAAGAACATGGACGGCTCGTCGCCGTAGTAGGACTTCATAATCCGACACGCGATTTCGTTCTCTTGCTCAAACGAATTGGCGAGAATGGTTTGGTCCTCTTGGATTCGTCCGTCAACCGTCGCGCCAAGAATATCCTGCCCTCGTCGTCCGGTGCGAATGTTGGACGCGGACTCTGCACCCCAGTCGGCAGGGACTCCACCGTTGGAACGCTGATTGGCTTCCAAGCGGTCCATCATCTGCATGGCGTCCTGTGGGCCGGGGTTGTGGATCGTCTGAAGTTGGGCGTTTTGGATTTCACCGATAATGCCGCGCTTGCCGTCCGCGTGAACAATGATGTTCGGCGGGGCAATGGCGTTGGGGGTTCCAACCGCCCACTGGTCGTTAAACACGTTGTCAACAATGGCGATGGTGGAGAGTGCCATGAGCTTGCTTTGCATCATGTACATTCCGATCATCTGGTCAAACTGACCCGCGATTCGGTCAAGGGTAATCCGACCCGCAAAAACAACGGGGCAGACTTCGGCCTTGTTGACAATACGCATCAGAAGTTCGCACGAACTGTAGCCCTGAACGTTCGGGTCGTCCTTGTAGTTTCTACGTCCAGGGGGGTCTTGGCCCACGACAACCAAAACGTGTTCGCGGTCGTCAACGTACTCCAAGACTTTGAATTCCGTAGTGTCGTTGAACTGCCGCCCCTTGTAAAGACGCTGAGCCGCGCCGGGGTAATTAGCTTGCAACCAACCGAGGGTGCGCTTGTCAGTAAAGATGCAGTTCTCAGGGTTGACGCCAAGGTGTTCGCTCATGCTCGATGGGAACGCCGTCAAAGGATTGCGGACGCGCCAGTGCGGAATCCGGCGCTTGTCGGTCGGGTCGAGGGAAATGGGGGAAAGCGAAGCACAGGTCGAACCGTAGGCGGAAAGGTGGCGAGCCCTGCGACGGGTCTGCATATCCCACTTGTTCATGTCCCACCAGCCAAGGTTTGCGTTGCGGCGGTTGTCGGCGGCTTGGTCGTGGCCCTTAAATCCGGGGCGGAAACTTGGATACCAAATGTCCGGTCGGACAGACGCGACTCGCATGGAGTATTGGTCAATGCCCTGAGCAATCAGGTTGGGAACGGCGGATTGTTCCTCTTTGTCAAGTTCGGGGAGATACACATGGGTGTCACCGTTGTAAGCATCGCGGACTTTCTCCATCGCCAAAATGCTCTTGCCGCGCTCCAACTGACGCTGCCGGTACTGAGAAAGAATTTCGCGGGCTGCTTCGTCGTCATTAAGCGGTAGGCGTGGGGTCCACATCAGGCAATCCTCTGTCGTTGTTGTAACCAACTAGGCCGAGTGGCCGCCCGTACTTCGCGCACTCTAGTTCTTATATTAGGCAAGTTCCACTCAAAAAACCACTGAGCCATCACGCAGTCGTCAGTTCGCATACCGCCGACTCCGTATTTGGTCACTTCGTCAATGAGTTTAATGCTGGAAGTTGCCCCGCGTCCTTTGAGGGGAAGATTGACTTTCCCATCTCGATACAGCGGTCCAAGGGATTCTACACCGTAATCACGGTCAGCCTTGTTTGCTCCCGTGGTGTGGGGGGTGACTTCAACGTTGTGCCTCAAAGTCCATTGTTTCATTGAGCTCGTCTGCAAGAAGAACTTGGCGGCGGCGTTTTGCTCAAAAATCCATCGCTGGATAGGGAACCCTAGACGGGTGGAGCGAACTTGCCATTCTTCCGCGAGGCCGGTGAAGGTGCTGGTGTTGAGGTCAAAGTCAAGAAATTCGGGGGCTTCCATCTTTGCGCGGTGCAGGGCAATTAGATACCTCATGTCGGTCGGCTTGTGATACACCCACACTTGGCAGGACCAATACATCGCTGGGGAAGGGTCCACCGAACCGACGATCAAACACTCTTGGACGGGGAGCATGGACCCGTCTGCCTTCTTGGGCCATTCCCATTCGTCGCGGTCGTAGTCAACGCATTTGGTCGGGTGGCCCTGCTGCCCGTACACCCACGCCGGATTGACCAAGGTTTGTGTCTGGGCTATGTCCTCTTGCTGGTAGATGACTTGGAAACGTTCGGAACGGTTGGTCATCAAACTTTGGATTTTGCGCCACGTCAATCGTTTGGGGGAAAGCAGACAGCCCTTCGGGTACGGCTCGGCGGAGTAAGCGTGGGAACCCTCGGTGCATTTTTCTTCGTAATGCGCTCGGTAAATAATGTGCTTGTACTTAGGCACCATCGCCGCGTCCTCTAAAGCTTCGGGGTCCTCGTCGTCGGGCACGTCATCAAGGGGGCGTTGCATATCAAGCGCAAATCGGTACAGGTCGTCAGACGCGATTCTCTGGCCCACTAAAGCAAAGAGCCCACCTGGTTCCAGTCGCGCTTCCATCACGTCCTGAAAGTTGTTCTCTAGTTCTTCTTTGGCTTCGACGGTTCGGGTTTTGCGTGGGTCAACGAGGTCGTCCCAGAGCGAAACGTCAATACGCGAACCAATATAGGAAGTGTCCATGCCGTAGGCTTGAAGCGTGGGGTCCTTGTTGGTGATTGAGGCCCCGTCCAACTGCTCCACAATCAACGCGGATTTGGTCCACACATCTCGCTCAATGGGCTTGAACCTGCCAAAGTCCTGCGCGAGCGAAGCCTCAGCGTCAAGGGCCAAGCCCCTGCGCTTCATGTCAGACCTAGCCAACATGGGTTGAGTTGATTCTAGAATTCGCTTGGCTTCCGACAGCATCTTGTCGGCTTGGGTCTGGGTTACCGAACCAAAAAGAATTCGTACCCCTCGGTCACGGCAGATACACCAGAGGGCAAAGTCGAGAAACAGAGCCGACTTTCCTGAACCCGGTGGGCAGTTGACGACAACGTATTCTTCTTCTTCGGACTCCCTCAACTCCATGAGTTTAAGGATTGCTTCTTCCTGCCACGGAATAGGGACTCGCCCTAGATACCGTTGGCGGAAATAGCGCAGGTCAGACAGAGCGCGTTTGGCTTCTGGCCCCAACGCCTCATACGGCAGAGGGGGCTTGATGGCCTTTTCTTCTTTTTCCTGAATCTGTTTTTTGATAACAGACTCTTTGGTGGTGAACTTGGCCGACCCGTGTTCTTTGGCGTACTCCGCTATTTTGGCCTTGTTCATCCAATCCAAAGCGGTTTTGTAGGAAATGCCCGCTTGACGCGCTGCTTCCGCTTTAGTAAGGCCAGCGTTGATGCACTTGAAGAAAATGCGGCGCTTGTCCTCGGATGCGTAGTTGACCATTACAACTTCAGGTCAGGGCTCCCCGTGACCGGCGTAGCCGAAGTGCCGTCAGGGGTTGAGACGCTGCCAGTGAGGTCGCGCATCGAAGCTCCGATTTCGTCAACCGCTTTAGCCGCTTCTGCGACAGGGGCAGGGACGACATTCTGATTTGCCAGAATCGCGTTTACGACCTTGCGCTCGTCCGAGAGTGCGGTCAAGACCTTGCCGGAAACGTGCAGGTGCAACGACTGAAGAACGCCGATGAGAGCGGTGGCGGCAATCACAACGATCTGCTGGACCGACTGTGACACATGGAATCCAGGGTGGACGACCGCAACCAAAGCGATGACACCAGCAAGGGCCGAGGAAACGTGGGTAGGAACATTCTTCATTGTCTCTCCTTTGACGTTTGTTACATTACACGGTTTCCGCCCCATAATGCGAAATGCCCCCCATAAGGGGGCAATCGCAGTCACCAGTGAGGGAGCAATGGAACGCTCACATCGTATCAGATGTTTAGTCCCATTTGCGTGCGTTGAGAGCAAAAATTGCTTTCTTCCGCAACGAGGGTGAGTTGGAGTTCTTCGCCGCCTTTAGTCGCGCCAGAGGAATCTTCTCATGCTCAGGGATGTGGAGTACTTCGTGCAGACTCCCGACTTTGCTGGGCTTGATCTTGATGGGCTTTGTCACGTTCTCTCTTTTCGGCTTCTAGACGGGCGACTTCTTTGGGGCTGACTTTTTTCTTCACCGGACAAGTGTAGCCGTGGCAGTAGAGTGGTTTTCGTGCATCTCGACCGCTACGGAGTGTGGGTGGGAAGTGACGTGGTGCGAAATGGAATTATCGGCTCCGCGCTGGTGATTGTTTTCGTGGTGTTAATCCACTTCTACACCAAAGGCCGGTGAGCGCAGCTATCGCAAAATCAGGCGTGTCTCAATATCCGGACATGGCGTGATGTACCAAAATCAGAACACCCCTTGGCCCCCACTACCGAGAGTCGAACTCGGTGTTACGGTTCCCGAAGGAATGGCAACGGCTCCCGGCCAGCAGGGTAAATCACCAGTTGCATACGCGCCATGCAACCAGCTAGTGGCGGATACGGGACTCGAACCCGTGACCTAGTGAGCATGAGTCACCCGCGCTACCAAACTGCGCCAATCCGCTAAACAAATATTACCGACCGAGACGGGCTTTGTCAAACATTTCTTGAACTCTGAGACGAGCTTCGGCCACGGCGGGGGAATCAGGAGTCTCGGAATAGTCTTTCTTCTTCGCCTTGGGGACAGTTTCCCTGGAACGAGGCACCCACCCCCCACACCGGAGACAACGATTCCACTTCGCAGAAATCTTCACCGTCTTGTGATCGCACCATTCGCGGTACGGGGTTCCAAGTCGAGTAGCCACAAAGATTGTCTATCACCCCACCCCCTCACAAGCAAGTCTTTTCAAAAACGTTATAGAACGTGCAAACACTGAGGATTGAGTCATCGTCAATTTTTTTCCTTGCCATTACTGAAGATTGAGATTTGCTACAAAAAAGGGATAATTCCATAACGAAGAATCTTCAGA